GTCTTAACGTTGACACTGTCGAGCAAGTTCCCAATAAAGAACACTTCTTCTTTAGAGGTTATTCCACTATGAAGCTAAAGGCATGGGTAAACCCAGCACTTTATACTGGCATCTTCGAAAGAGCAGTTTTCCTAAAGGATAACTTACTCGATAAGCCATTGGTCAAGTACAGCCCGATACTGTCGTTACAGTATACAAGACAGACTTAACGCAGGAGATTAGGGTCTCCCTACGCGGTAGCTACTTCGCAGCAGCAACCGGCAGAGGGCTAGTCCCCCGCCTGACCGGTACCGGTAGGCCCCTTATCTTCTGGAAACTCATTTGAACATGACTTTCAACAAAAGAATGCTGCGAACTATACAGATGTTAGTCTGTACAATCCTAACATTCTATTGTAGAAGTGTCTATGAACAATATAAGCTTCCTATTGATAACTACTTAAGTAGAGTTATATCTCTAACCGATGAACGTGGTATAGCCTTTGTAGTCAAGTACGTGAAATCTTCACGACTTGCCTGCACAAGGTATATCACAGGACATCCGTTAGAGAGTCTTGATGGGGTGTCCTTAACTGCAGGATGGCCAGATTGGCTATCCGAGTTACGGCCCCTTATCCAGACAGATGAAGGGATAAAGGTCTTATTTACACTTTTAGTGTGCTTAAGATCGATACACCTTGATCCAGTCCTGGATGTATCCCCGATCACCGAACCGTGGAAAGGATTCTCATCTATCTCAGATAGAGAACACCGACACGCGGTAAGGAGATTGGGAATACGACCAAGAGAGCTTAAATGGAAGTCTTTCCATATGTCAACAAAGAAAGGTCCACTTGGGCAAGCTTTATTGACTGCGGTCACAGAACTTTCCTTATTACCTCTTGAACTAATAGCAGATATTAAGCTATTAGGAGGTGATAAGCTGAGTCGAGTGATCGAGTCTTTAAAGCTACCTCGGTGGGACTCCCTTTCGGTTGTTAACATATGGACAACTTTATTTAAGCCCAAAAGCTCTAACTTTCGAAAGTTATCATATTTTAGTGATAAGGAAGGTAAGACTAGAGTGATAGCTATTCTTGATTATTGGTCACAATCTTGTTTAAGACCTCTTCATTTTGCCCTTATGGACATTTTGAAAAGGATTAAACAGGACTGTACCTTTGATCAGAATGCTTTTCACTCTATTCTCCCTTCCCGAGGCCCATACTATAGCCTAGACCTTTCCAATGCTACGGATCGTATGCCCCTGCAGGTTCAACTGCGGGTCATCGCCGAAATCATTGGTCAGGAAAAGGCTGAAGCATGGGCTCGTGTGCTTACCAGATACCAGTACACAGCCAAAGGTTTGATTACCCCAATTAGTTATGGGGCAGGTCAACCAATGGGTGCGTACTCGTCATGGGGTGCAATGGCAGTCACTCATCATTACCTAGTACATATAGCGGCAATGAGGTGTAAGAAATTACACTTCACCGCGTATTGTATATTAGGTGATGATATTGTGATCGCTGATGCAGCAGTTGCACAGCAATATAAATTCCTATTGTCTCAACTTGATATGCCCATCTCTGAGCAGAAAACTCATGTGTCGGAAACGACATACGAATTTGCTAAGCGATGGATTCATAATCAGGCTGAGGTAACAGGTTTTGCTATTGCTGGTCTAGGATCTGTATGGGAGAGATATTCTCTCTTACACAATTTCTTAGACACGCAACGACTTCATGGGTGGAGCCTTGACATCGACAGGCACCCGGACTTAATCTCAGCCTTGTATAAGATTTATAACAAGCCTGCGCAAGCAGTGCGAGTTATAAAGCTATACAAGGTGTTTGACTCGGTGGCGAAAGCCATCAATACGGGGGATTATCAACAACTTCTAATAAAAGTTGTTGATGTCCTCGGTATCGAAGCCTCTTCACTTGATCCTGGAATCCAGGATCTTAACCTCATTGGTAAAACAATGATGGTAGAGGTGAAGAAGCGCCTTGTTAAACGAGATTTGGAAAGATTTCAAAAGGACGCGTACTCTGTTAGTGCTAAACTAACAGGTACGTTCCTAGCGAAGTTTCCAGACTTGTCGGTCCAAGACTACAGAGCCGTCCTCAGAGATTCACATCCTTTGGTAAAAGTCCTCAATGACATGATCATTGCATCCGTAAGGGTCTTAACCGACCGTTACGGCCTGTCTGTTGGTATTACTACCGCCAGATCAGGGCAGTATCAAGCCATTGGAGGAACTTTAGAAGGCGAAGTACCTTACGAAACCTACCTTGAGAAAGCAGGTATTAGTAAGTATTTCGTCTCCAAAGGAGTGTTTTCAATGAGGGCGTCCACTTCCATTAACCTGGCACAGTCACAAGTCACGAAGGAGTATATGAACTTAACTAAGTCATATATCTCTGGTGAGTATGTTCCTGACCTTCTACTTTAGTCTCGCGGGCACCAGAAATAGTATCTGGAGATCCACGATCTATAAGATAGACATTAATTCATTATACAGATAGCCCGAAGGCCACCGTAAGTCCTTCGGATACTAATGTATCCTAAGGTAATGAACTAATTATAGGTTAGTGCCTCTAGATACTGTCTTTAGAATAGACAGTTAGAACTCTACGCAGTGGAGTGATAACTAACCTTATGAAAGGTAGCAACACACTACTGGACATATTGTATCTGTTCTAGAG